GACAATGTACTCGGCCCTGGGCAAGCGTGGAAGGAAGACAAGACACTTATAGGTAAGGCATTTTTTGAGCCTGCGGACATTAATCCGCTTGCCGAAAAGATTATGCGAAAGGTGGACTATGGCACACTGACCAGCACATCCGTTGGGTTTATGCCATTGGAAGGGCATTGGGGATCAGAGCGAAAGGATGAAGACCCGGAAACATATTACTTTGATAAGCAGATACTGAAGGAATTCAGCATCGTTAACATTCCATCAAATCCGGATGCCGTAAAAAAGTCATACGAAGCTTATGACTGGTTCATGGGCAAAAGAGCAGAGGAACACGTAAGCGAAGGATTCAAAAAAGACTACAAGTATAATTTACGTAAGATAAGAAACCAAAGGGAGCATTTACTCAACTTGGCAGGAAACAGGAATTTATTGTAAAATTTAAAATAAAGAAAAATGACAATTAATGAATTACAGGTCAGATTGACCGAAAAGCTAAACAGACAGGAGGAAATCCTGAACGTCTCCGATGCGGAGCAAAGAGATTTTAACGAGACAGAACAGAGTGAATTTGACACTTTGACACGCGAAATCGCAAGCATCAACAAGTCCATTCAGGTTGAGCAAAAGAAAGAGGAGGCAAGATCGCAGATTGCGATTAACAAGATTGCTAACGGTGTTGCACGTAAGTCAGAGGAGCAGAAGGTTACTGAAAGATTCTCATTTCTGAAGGTGATCAATAACCTTACGAGAGGTATTGCACCGGAGAACATGACAGGTGCTGAAGGTGAAGTACACCAGCAGGCTATGTCAGAGGCTCGCAATTCCGGAACTGCAATACTTGGTTATGCGCTGCCTTCATTTATGATGCGTGCGCAATCCGCAGGTACTGCTGCCACTGCTGGTAACTTAATAGCTACCGAACTTGATAGCACTATCATTCCTGCATTGCGTCCAAAACTTGTTACTGCTCAATTGGGTGCTACCTTGATGGGTGGATTATCAAGTAATATGGATTTACCTGCGTCGGATGCTCTGTCTACAGCGGTTTGGGAAACAGAAACTGGAGCAGCTGACAACACTGACCCATCAACAAGGATTGTACAATTAAGACCTAATAGATTGGCTGCATTTACAAAGATCAGTAAGCAGTTGATCATCCAGTCATCTTTCGGTGTTGAAGCATGGGTAAGATCTGAATTGGAAAACGCTGTTGCACGTGCGGTTGATACTGCTGCGATCAAAGGTAATTCCGGTAATATCAATGGTGTTCTTGGAACATCTGGTGTAAGTGACATTACGTTTGGTGGTGCGGTTACAAGGGCAAAGCTTGTTAACCTGATCACCAAGATTGCGACAGAAAATGCAGATGTTGCTAATATGTCCTTCTTGATGAATCCGATTATAATGGGTGAATTGATGAACCTGAAAACAGACACTGGATCAGGTCTGTTTGTTATGGATCAGACAACATCACTACTGGGTTATAACGTTGCAACATCTACACTGGTACCTACTAACATTGATACTAACAAGACCGCTGTAATCTTCGGTAATTGGGCCGATTTGATTGTTGCAAATTGGGGGTCAGGTGTTGATCTCACAGTAGACCCATACACTGCTGCTGGAACAGGTGAAGTGATTGTAACGATTAATAGCTACTGGGATGCAAAGCTGAAGCAGCCGAAGTCGTTCGCATTTGGTAACGATATTACCTGGACTGCATTGAGCTAAAAATAAACTGGATTGGTTTGTGCTGCTGGATTCGGGGAGGAGGTGAAATATCCTCCTCCTTTTAAAAATATAAATTCATTATGGCAAAAGGACGAAAGCCAGGATACGAAACGAGAATAGTAACACCGGAACATCAAGAGGTACCGAAGCCGAGAAGCTGGCACAAGGAAGGCGTGGTTACGAAGACAATGTACCATGCTTACGGATTGTCCGGCAAGATTGGTGATGTTGTCAGTGTGCCTGCTGACTTGTATGATGAATTGGTTCAGAAACAATTTATAAAGCCTGTATGAAAGTAATACCCTACGGTCCGAAGGCGTTAATCGTCAAGTATGACGCAAACCTTAAGAATCATCTGCGATTATTTGATGATGCGGATGAGCCATTGGTAACGTCATACATTAGGGCAGCAGGGGATTATATAGAAAAATATATAGGATTGCCAATTTTATCCAATCAATTCACGGTTATAGGTTATGCGGACAACTACAATTTTGAATTACCAAAGGGGACGGTGGCAATCAGTGCAATTCAAGAGAGGCAATCGGACGGTACATGGGAGGAGATAACACCAATTACTGAGCAGTTGGACAATTATGGGGTTTACTCCCAATATTACGATGAAGCATTGACGGATGGTTATGAGTATAAGTTTGACATTATAACGGAATGCCAGGTGTCTAACATTGTAAAGCAAGCAGCGTACTTGATTATTGCGGAAATGTATGAGCAGCGTGAGAATAGATTACAAAACACTGCGGTCTTCAGAAGGTCTGCTGATATGTTACTTGACGCTGAATCCCTCTTGCTATGATCTATGCCAACAATTTAAGTAGTGTAATTGCCATAGGGGCAATGGATGAGAAGCTTACATTGAAGGTAGTGACGGCAACGACTACAAATGCACTGGGCGAGATCACGGCACAAACGACAAGCGATACAGTCCTGGCGTGCCATGTTATTGATGACATTGACCCGGAGACGGATGTCATGGACAAGCAGACGGTAATGGATTATCGGGATTTTATTACACGTTATAAGGCGTGCGCAGTGACTGACAAGGTGTTGTACGATGGGGCAACATACGACATTATCCGAATTGAAACGATGGGCCGAAAGCGGTATATGAAGTTACGTTGTAAATTGGTTGACTGATGGGTAGATTATCCGATGCATTAAATGAGGGATTACGAAGATCAAAGAAAGCCGAGCGAACAGGCAAGGCACCGAGATCAGTAACATATTCTGGCCGTACTGTAGATGCTGCCATTGCTCAAGGTGTAGCCAACCTTTACAAAATGCTGGATAAGTACAATGTTGCGATTGATAAGAAAACCATCTTAATGCGAGCCGGAGATGTTGCGCTGAAGGAATTAAGAAGAGCAGCAAATGAGATTAGAGACACAGGTAATTTGCGCAAGTCAGTCAAATGGATAAGGACCAGGAGCGCAAGTAGTGTTTTGTTAGGATATGATTACAGAAGGGGTGGAAGGCATGGACACTTGATTGAGTACGGTTGGTTTAAAAAAAGAAAAAAGAAAGGACCAAAGTACATTCCTGGGTATGCTCTTGTAAAAAAGACATTTCAGAAGACAAAAAAGCAGGTTGCAAAAAACATAGAACGTGAATTAAAGGCAACACAAAAACAGATTGAAAAGGATATAAGAATATGATCGGAGACGTTGCCATATATGATTTGATAAGCGACAACGTAAGCAATGTTTACTTTAACAAGTTTGCGCAATCTGTTAAACTGGACGAGGCAACGCCAAAGGTTTTAATTAAGAATCTGACTCAGATTCCGGTTAACACAAAGGAAGGCATTGTTGTTGAGGAATGCACATACAGGATTGAAATTATAGGAACAAATTATATAAACATCAGCAATACGGCAGCTGACATAAAGGACTTGTTACTGGCTTACAGTGATGCCAATGTTTACCATGTAATTTTTGATAATAGTTATTACGATACAGACGAGGACGTGGAGATTCACAGGATGATTCAAGATTATAGAATTCATATAAAGCAATCAAATGGTAGTTAATTGCAAGTTATTAAAAAATTACATGGGTTATAAAGCAGGTATGGAAGTCCCTATTTTGGAATCATATTATAATAAATTAGAAAAAGAAGGAGTGGTTCAGCGCATTGGTAGGTCACTTGATCAGTGGTACATTGCGCCAAAGCCAGCGGAATATTTTGAAGAGGAATAATTTTTTAACGTTAAAAATAAAATAAAATGGCAACAGTAGGTGTGGTTAATGGCCACTTTTTAAGATTTTTTGTAGGTGGTGTAGCTATTGCGAAGGCGACAGAATGTACAATATCATTTGCAGCAGCGACACGAGAAATCGCACACAAGGATAGTGCTTCAAGCCTTACAGGCGGATGGCGTGAGGTTCTCCCCGGTCAGCTTTCGGGTACTGGTTCAACATCAGGTCTGTACGCAGAAGACACTAACAGCTTTGCAACACTTTACGACGGCATGGTAAACGGTGATACTTTTGCATTGACGTTTACAACAGGCGAATCTGGAGATTCTGTTTGGTATGCGGATGCGATAATTACGAGCATGGAATTGTCCGCTCCGAATGACGAGAATGTTACGTATTCAATTAGCTTTGAATTCACAGGGGAAGTAGTTAGATCATAAACAAACAAATCAGCATGACAGTAGTACAAATCAATTCAGTTAAATTTCATCCAAAGATTAAAAATTCAACGTTGCTATTATTTGCAGCTGCCGAAGGAATTGATCTTGGAAAAATAGACAAGGTGCTTGCATCATTTAATTACGATTTGGCGGTAAAGCTTTTCGTTTTCGCAGTAAACAAAGAAGGGGGTAACCTTACTGCCGATGAGATTCATGCCGAAGTAGACAACCGCATAGAATGTTTCACTGAATTAATGCAGTACGTTGCTACCCAATTGAATCCTGAAGGGGTGGGGGAGCAGAAGCCGGGCAAAGGTCCGGCCAAGAAGTAGACTTGTCATTTGGTCAGATTCGTTCAAGGGCATTTTATTATGGAATGTCGGTAACTGAATTTTACGAGGCAACGCTGGGCGAAACATTTGAATACATCCATGAACGTGGCAATTTTGAACGTCAGAAGATGGAAAACGAATGGAAGGTCATGCGATGGCAATCTACATTAATGCTCAACATGATGGCAGCGAAGGGCAAGAAATACCAACCGACAGACTTGTTTACGTTTGAGGATGAGGAGCAGAAAGCAGGCAAGCGCAAGATAGCAATAGACAGTCCGGAAGCCGAAGAGGTGTTTAAGCGAATGGAGGAAAAATATAAACAACGATGGCAGTCAAGATAGGTGATGTTACGATACGGATTGGTGCCACAACGGCCCAGCTTGAGGCTGATCTACGGAAGGCCGAAAGGGCATTAAGCGCGAGCAGTAAGAGATTCACTGATTTTGGTACCAAAATGACGCTTGGCCTTACCGTTCCTATTGCTGCTGCCGGAGCTGCTGCCTTGCAATCGTTTGGCGATTTTGAAAGATTACAAAATGCGCTTGTTGCCATTACCGGTGATGCTTCGATTGCAGCCGAACAGTTTGAAAGATTAAAGGTTATTGCCGAGGCTCCAGGTCTTGCGCTTCCACAAGTAGTTAAAGCATCCGCATCATTGCAGGCCGTTGGATTGTCTGCATTAGAAGCCGAAGAAACAATTAAGCAGTACGGTAATGCGGTAGCACGATCAGGCGGTGGTGCTGCCGAGTTTGATGGTGCGGTTTTAGCTTTAACGCAGATTGCATCCAAGGGTAAGATTTCAGCCGAGGAACTTAACCAGTTAGGGGAAAGGATATTTGAAATCAGGCCGGCATTGCAGGCAGCATTTGGAACATCAAATTCAGAAGAACTTCAAAAGCTTGGCATATCTGCGCAAGATTTTATTGCACGTACAACAGCCGAACTGGGCAAACTTGAAAGGGTTCAGGGTGGATTATCAAATAGCTTTGAAAATTTCCGTGATAGTGTTCAGGGATCGCTTGCGACATTAGGCAAGGCAATCAGCGATTCAATAGATTTCCCGGCAATACTTAACGGCATTAGTGACGCAATCAAGAGCGTAACAAATGCGTTTAATGACTTATCACCGGAGCAGAAAAGGTTTGCGGTTGTGTTCGCAGGTCTTACAGCATTAGTTGGACCGGCTGTTTTTGCTTATGGAAAGTTAACGCAAGCATACGGATTATTAAGGGTTGAATATTATAGGATAATTACTGCTGCTCTTGCAAAAGTAAAAGCTGAACTTCTTGCAAAAGGTGCTACGGAAGCAGCCGAAAAAGCAACAATTACAAGTACATTAGCAATACGTGCTTCATTGGCAGCTATTGCTCCTTATCTTTTAGCTATTGGCGCATTGGTTGCGGTTGCTTATGGATTATCCAAGGCAATGGATAAGGCAGGTGAAAGTATTAATGTAGTTACTGAATTAAACCAGCAAGCGAGTGAATCAGTAGCAACAGAGAAGGCACAAACGCAGGCGTTAATTGGTGTTATTAATGATCAGACAAAATCAATTAATGATAAAAAGGGTGCGCTTGCAGAACTTAAAAAAATAAATCCTGAATATTTTGGCGATCTTGATATTGAGCGTGATGGTATAAAAAAGATTAACGATCAGTATACTGATTATATTGCTAACATTACAAAGGCTGCAAAGGCTAAAATTGGTGGGGAAAAGTTAGAACAGTTACTAAAAGATGAAATAACGTCATTAAATCAAATTAATGAGATTGAAAAAAAGATAACTGATCAAACTTTAAAACTTGGTAAAGCACGACAAAACACAAGCGCATTAGGTGCTTCTACAGGAAGCATGGGTTCTTACAGTGCAGTTTTAGCAATAGAACAACAAATAACAAATTTAAAAAATCAAAAGCAGGCATTACAAGATTCTCAAAATCAGATAAAAAATAATATAAAAGAAACAGAGAATTTTATTATTGCCAATACTAATTTCAATAAAACTATTGATGATGGAGGTGGTGGCGGTGGAGGTATATCTGACAATCTAAAAAAACAACTGCAAGAAATTAGTAATGAACTTGCAGAAGTCGACAAGTTATTTAAAGCCGGATTAATAACAGGCAGTGAAGCATCTGAAGAAAAGTTAAAATTACTTGAGGATAGATTAAAGTTACTTGTAATAAATGGTTTTAATCCAACATCACAAGCGGTATTAAGTACAAAAAATGAAATTAAAAACTTACAAAATGAATTAGGTCAACAATTTGCAACTGTTGATATTGTCGATAATTTATCAAAGCAATTTACCAATTTAGATAATCAATTAAAGGTAGGTACGATTACGTCTTTTCAGGCAACATCTGAAAAGGTGCAATTACTTACGGCTGAAATGCAACGTCTAAAAGATGAAGGTGTTTCTCCTGCATCTGAAGAATTTCAAAGGTTAACAAAAATTTATGATAACCTGGCCAATGCTGGCAATACAATAGACATTAGTATAAATACTTTAATAGATAATTTTAAAAGTGCAGGTCTTGCTCTTAATAGTATTGAAAAAACTGCCTTGGATGAATTAAGTAGCAAAATATCTGAAGTACAAAACAAAAGCAGTAAAGGATTAATTGGTAGCACAGATGCAAGCATTGAGAAAGTTGATGCTATAAACAATGCATTAAAAACATTAACTGAACAAAATCTTGGAGAAAGCAATCTTGCAAAAGAATTACAAAATCAGTTAGTCAATTTAAATCCATTCATTGAGCAGGTAGGATTTTTGAAATCAGAAATGCAGCGATTGAAGGATGAGGGTATATCCCCAACATCTGAAGAATTTCAAAAGTTAAATAAATCATACATTGAGCTTGGCGAAGAGCAGGATAATTATGTAAAAAATATTGCTGCATTAATTACAGGCGTTAAAGATTTATCAGATCCATTTAATGAAATTCAAACTGATACACTAACTGAATTAAGCAAGCAGATTACTATAATTCAAGACAAAACAAAAGCCGGATTATTATCAGATACCGATGCAGATGTTGAGCGAATTAATGCTATAAAAAGTGCGCTTAATACTTTAATTGAGCAGGGACTTGGCGGTACAGACGCAGCAGCTAAATTACAGGAGCAATTAAAAGGTGCGGAATCTTCTGTAAAAACAACGTATACAAACATCTTTGATTTCCTTGGGAATAAAATTGCATCATTGCCAGGTATTGCCGAAAAATTAGGCGAGAATGTTCAGACACTTGGACCAAAGATCGGCAAGGCATTTGAGGGTGCAGTCGCAGCAGTGCAGCAAGTGTTCAGTACATTCGGTGCATTCTTTGATATGCAAGAGGCAAAGATTGACCAGTTTGAGGAAAAGGAAAAAGAACGTATTGCGAATTCAATAATGGGTGAGGAAGCCAAGGAGGCTGCCCTTGCAAACTTAAACGAGAAGGTGCTAAAAAAGCGTAAAGCATTGGCACGTAAACAGGCAGCATTAGACAAGGCATCAGCTTTATTTAGTGCCACAATTGCCGGAGCAAACGCAGTACTGCAAGCATTGGCGGTACCATTAATTGGTCCTGTACTTGCAAAGATAACGGCCGGACTTGTTGCTGCGCAATTGGCATTTATTGCAGCTACACCATTGCCGAGCCTCGCAATAGGAACTGATCTTGTGAAATCGGACGGTTTAGCTATGCTGCACAAAGGTGAAGCCGTGGTGCCTGCTGATGTGGCGAAGGGTGGATTCAATGGATCGGGTGGCATGGCCCAAGTGAGCGGAAGGATTCAAGGTACCGACATTATACTCGTCAGCGATTATGCGATGAACTTTAAAAACAGGATACGTTAATGGGAAACATCCTGCTGCAAAATATCGCCAAGTCAACATACGGAGACACCGTAACGGTCGATATCATCGATCTTGAGTATGATGGTGAACCGATAGTATATGATATTGAAACGCCATTTGTAAACGTTGAATTAAACGGTAATAAGTCAGACCCATTCGATCCGATCAAGACAATAAGCATATCGGGAAACATCATCCTGGACGAGAATACGGAATTTATATTTGATGATGTTTTCAATGCGCAGGAGGGGCGGTTTTTTGTTAGGGTTTATGTAAGTAAACAGTCAGGTTCTGAAATAACTTATACGGCAAAAATCATCGCTGATGGGTTTGAACTTGATGACCGAGTAAGACCTACGTTTTTTTATAAGGCAATCGATGGTCTGACTGATCTTAAGGGCAAAGACTGGGACTATCCCGATCCACAGATGACCATTGCCCAGGCTATATGCCATTGTCTTAATAAATTAGATATTGTTCCATTAATGGACACACCATTGATGGTTTTTCAATCCGAGATTGAGCCAAACATTGGGGCGTACACAAATGGGAGGCTTGCAGACTGCACATATGTAAATGATTATTTTTACAGATCAGAGAACGAAGAAAAAAAACCATTCAATTGTTGGGAGGTACTACAGGAATTGATGCTTCGATTAAACACACAGATTATATTATTTGGAAATACATTCTTTGTTATTGGAAATGAAACGTTATTCGGCACACGTACAAAAAATGCATCTGCATATCAGTTAAGTGATGGTACAAGAACTGCCACGTTTGATTTGTCAACAGATCCAATTTTTACAGCTCAAAGCATAGAAAATACTGCTTTATCCGGTGGCCGTTATTTTTTCAAGTCAGGATTTAATAAGGTTGAGATCCATGCAGACCCAAGATTCAGCAATAGAAAGGTAGGTGACACAACACTTAACAAGTTAGTTTACCCCGCCATCACTACGGTATCATATAAACGTATGCCTGGTGCGGTCAAACCTAACAAGGTGTACAGGATGATTATAACGTGCGATGTTGTGAGCATCACGAAGCCAAACAACAATCCCACAACGCCAGGTTTTTTTACGTTGACGCAATCGGTACGGCAAGAGAATGTTACAACATCTACGCAGACTGTAATTATCAATAATTATTCAATGATTGTACCGACACAAATCGGTAAGACAATTGATGAAGTAATATTGACTGAAGAGACGTATTTCCGATACATGGATGTTACGTCATCAATCAGCGGTCTGTCGGGTACCAACATGAGCAGCATGGTAGTAAATGTAAGCTACACATTTACAGAAAGGATTCAAGATTATGACACGATTAAGGTAATCAGCGAAATACCGACATCGAAATTTGTCAATACAAAAACGATTAACATATACGGCAATCACGAAAAAGGAAATGATATTGTACAATTTTTCTTTTTTAGTCAATCTTTCGGTACAGGATTTACAAATCAATTCCGAATAGGTACCGGTGCATGGAAGGCATTGGAGGCATTGATTGCAGAGGATCAATTGTTACGTATGGGTAATATGGTTGAGTTAAACATTGGCGATAATGACCTAAAAAATAATTTCATCTACCCAGGATCAACAGTAACATATAAGAGCCTACAGTATAAGATTGTCGGTATGTCGCAGAATGTACATGAAAACATCTATCAACTTGAACTGATACGACAAGCCAACAACACAGGTACAATTGTAACAACATACGAGGTCCCAACCAACAGCAGTAATCTAAACACAAGCGACTACGGCACGGTGTCATCAATGAATAGTAACATTGACAGATACTATGCACAGTTTTATAAGGAAGTCACAGTTGACGGTACATATTACGAAGAGGATTTAGACCGATTTTTTAACGGAACGGTTCAAGAAAATAAAACATATTTCAACCTGTATGTTAACGGATCAAAGTACATTTACATAGACCCTACAACGGTAAGCAATCCACCGACACCTGGGCAATTGGACATTCAACATTTTACGTATATAAAAGGATCAAATCGTATATACTTTGGCTACGATCTTGACAACTCACTTGTAATATTACATTTTATTGGCATAGCAAAACCTGACGCAACAGCATGAGAAACATAATCATTGCAATATTATTACTTACGGCATTCACGGCCCAGTCACAAACCAAATGGAGGCAGATTGAAAGATCACTAACAAAGTGGAATGTACCTGCTGCATACGATTCGATCCCAGGGCAGACTGGATATGCCGGAAAGTGGATCCAATTAACTGCGCTTTTTGATTCGTTAGGCATTGATTCACTTGGCGGTGGTGGAGGTATAGCAGGTTCCGGTGCAGCAAGTAAAGTAGCATATTGGAAAAGTTCGGATTCATTATCTTTTAATAATAATTTTCATTGGGATAATTCAAATGTAAGATTGGGCATAGGGTTAACATCTCCAAATTATACAATTCATTCTAATGGAGCAATCGGAACAAACAATGATTTCTTTTTAATTAATCCAACTTATTCAAATTCAGGGTTTCGAATTCAGAATTATCCGGGGAACATTGGAGGTTACGGTGTTGGTGTAATTAAAGGCACTAATTCATCTATATGGGCGAATGCAAACGATGGATTATTAATCAGGAATGACATTAAAAGGATGGTTGCCCAATCTGACTTTTTAGTAACTGAAAATTTTGGAACAGGAAAGGCGTGGTTAGGGTCTTCGGATATTGCTGGGGCAACAGATGTGGTTATTGTGGACGCTTCGCCAGGTAGTGCAGAAGTTACTGCGATGAAATATGCAAGCAATGGATATCCTCCATTACATTTAAGGGGTCACGAAATAAACCTACACACAAATGTTACACCTAATTGGCCTACATTTTCAACTGTAAACAGTGCAGACATAGCGGTCACAATCAAAGGCGATAAAAAAGTAGGTCTATCAACAACAAATCCAACGAGAACATTAGACGTAAATGGCGAACTACGAATTAGAGACCTAACAACCGACAATCCCACTCAATTGTTAGGTGTTGATGGTGACGGTGATGTCAGCGGTATAACATTAGGTTCGGGGTTAAGCTACACTGGAACTACATTAAATGTACCGTCATTCACTGATAGCACAATAGTATCTTCAGGTTATGGCGTTCTTGTAACGGAATCTCCTGCAAATACATTTACAATAAAGGCAGACACAAGTAAATTGGTGACACAATTTGATTTGTTGCAAGTGGATCAAAGCGCAACTAATGAAATTCAGTCATTAAGTACAAACGGTAGCGCAGGCAATATTTCAATTAGCGCTGGTAACACAATCACCTTAAATGTCAATGACGCTGACGCTTCACCAACTAATGAAATCCAAACATTGAGCCATGTAAGTACGTCAAATAGTCATGTTGTATCTTTGAGTAATTCAGGCGGTTCTTTAACATTAATTGAAGGCACAGGTATAAATCTAACAACGTCTTCAAATAATGTAACAATAAATGCAACAACAGTACCTATAATAGATTCTACAAATGTAACACAAGGGTACGGCATAATAGTATCTGAAAGTCCAGCTAACACTTTTACTGTAACGTCGGATACAAGTAAAATAGCTACGTTATACGATGTTAGTATAGTGGATCAAAGCGCAACTAATGAACTACAGACAATTAGCACGTCTGGTGCTGCTGGAAACATAACATTATCAAACGGTGGAGGTACTCTTAATCTTAATGTAAATGATGCTGATTCAAGCCCAACAAATGAAATACAGAATATTACCACAAATGGAACAGCAGGGAACATTACAATCTCTTCAGGCAGTACGTTAACATTAAATGTGAATGACGCTGACGCTTCAATAACTAACGAGATTCAAACCATTGATACGTTCCAGGTGTTTGACACTAACAAATTGCGAATATCTCTATCAAGTGATGGGGAGCCTGCAAAGGTTGTGACATTGCCAACAAGTGGTGGAGGTACTGGCATTGATAGTACAATCGTTACTGCAGGATGGGGCATTGATGTAACGGAATCTCCGTTGAATACATTTACTGTAAAGGCTGACACTGCCGAGGTGGCAACGCAATACGATCTTACATTAAAGCAAGACAAGCTGTTTTCCGGCACTAACATTAAGACGATAAATAGTAATTCACTACTTGGATCAGGTAACGTAAGCGTTGGTACGGTAACATCCATTGCGACAAGTGCGCCAATAACAGGAGGTATAATTACTGGAAGTGGAACCATTTCATTAAATTACGACAACACTTACATGGGTCTTGATGCCTTTAACAGGCTATATCCATTATATAACGTTGCTACATGGAATGCCAATCAATTAAGGGGTACAAGCATTGCAGCTCCATTTACACCAACAACCGGGCAAGTGCTTACTTATAACGGTTCAGCTTGGTCTCCATCTACCCCTGTAGCTTCAGCTACTAATCTAACGTTTACCGGATCGGCATCCCCATATACATTAAATAGTGACACAGGTACGGATGTTACATTTGCTGAAGGCACTGGCATAACATTAACTCGGAGTAGTAATCAGATAACAATAGCATCAACACTTACAGCACCGCAGACATGGGGTGACTTTACAACTAATATACAATCATGGGGATCAACCGGAACATTTGGTTCAGGTAAGGATGTCGGCATCGGTGGTCAGCCATCCAGGGACTTTGATGTAATTGGTGACGCTCGGCTTCGTGGTGCAATATACAACAGCTCTAACAGTGCAGGTACTACCGGGCAGGTACTTACATCACAGGGTGCAAGTGCATGGATATGGGCAACGCCAGCGGATGGTTCAGCTACGAATGAAGCACAGACGTTGTCGCTTGGCAGTAATGGAGCCATTAGTTTGACTAACGTTTCTGGAGTTGGTGGTGGGACAATTAATATTCCAGGCAATACATATGGTCATCTACATAATGCTGGTAATATTTTGGGATTAACTTTGGATGGAACTGCAAGAGAAGTAACATTTGATAATTCATTGTCAAATAATACAACTGCATCTACTGCTAATGAAAGCATTACAATTTTAACTGCCGGAACTTACCGAATAGAATATAGTGGATCATTTGCTACTGACAGTCCGTATGTTAATACAGTATATTTAGAAGTTTATAAAAATGGTAGTTCAATAGGGTATAATGGTCAATCAAGAGTAAGAAATGATGATGATTCGGTAAGTAATCTGCAGAACTATGGTAGATCTTTTATTGTTGATTTGTCTATTAATGATGTAATTGAATTATACTATCGCAGAGTTGGAGGTTCAGATTCAACAATAGATTTTTACAATACCAATTTATCAGTTCAACGTATCAATTAATTTTTGTAAATTTGCATAAAACTATATTATGAGCATATGCCTCCGAGCGGTTCAAGGTGACAAATGGGCGTGGACTGCGACATTTACCAATGATGATGATACACCATATGATCTGTCTATTTATGACGAAATACAAATGCAGATTCGAAAGAAGCCAGGAGCAACGGTGATTGCATCCGGCACACTTACAGGTAATGAGTTCGGCATTGGTGGTGAAGATCAAAACATCCTTTCGCTTGAAAACGTGGATATACCTGCGGATGCCAAGGGAGTGTATCAATTCGATGTTGAATTCATCGCAACTGACATACACGAGACGCTGATTAAGGGGCTGGTAAATATTGTTGAACAGATTACAAATGTCGAATAATGAAAATAACCATTGAAGGCAATGTAATTGACGCAACAACACGAAGCACATTACAGATTGTTTTGTCTGGCGCACGTGGGCCAAAGGGTGATCCTGGCGATGGACTTGGTGTGACATGGGGTAACATTACCGGGACATTGTCAACGCAGACCGACCTACAGAATGCACTCAATGCGAAGGTGCCATACACTGGAGCAACGCAAGATGTTAACTTGGGGGAATATGGTTTGCTGACCGGGAACATTGAATTCGATCAGACTCCAACAAACACACCTACGGCAGCGGGATCAATGTACTACATCGATGCGGATGGCACGCTTGGCCTTGTGCTGAAGGGTGGCAATGTAATCAGTCGGGTAGGTGAGACCCAACACGTTAGAGTGTATAACAACACAGGCGCACCGATTGCCAAAGGCAAGGTGGTAGCTATTGCAGGATCACAAGGTCAGAGGCCTACAATCATACTTGCAGACGCAGACAATGAGGCATTGTCAAAGGACACAATAGGTTTTACTGCCGAGTCCATCGCCAACGGTGCGGAAGGATTCGTAATGATTGCCGGTATGCTTACAAATGTAAGCACATCAGGTATGACGGATGGCGCAACGGTGTACCTATCAACGACAGCAGGGGAGTACACAACAACACAACCTACCGATCCGGCCCATCTTGTCATCCTGGGTTTTGTTGTCAATGGTGGTAGTGGTGGTGCAGGCTCGATCTATGTGAAGATCGATAATGGCTACGAGATTGAAGAGCTACATAATGTATCTGTTAGCAACATTGCAGATGAGGACTTGTTAAGTTATGAGTCATCATCCCAATTTTGGAAAAATAAGCCGAGACGATACCAACAGACATTCACATCCGGCACGTCTTTTAATGTGACTTTTGCAACGATTAAATTCCAACCAAACAGCATACGAGTTTATAAACCAACCGGGGAAGAGGTCAGCGTAGTGACAACAATCAGTGATAAGGTGTACATCCAATCCAATGTTAACTTATTAGATCACGTATTAAAAATAACATAAAAAATGGCAACTAAACTGTATTATCACGATTTAGACCTCGTAAAAGTTAGTGAGGTCCTAAATTTTAGGATTCACAACATTACGACAGCTAACAGAACAACATTAGGCGGTACACTTAACACAGCGCATAAGGGGTTAACAGTGTATGACACTGATCTTCAAGGCCTATACATTTGGGATGGTGCAGCATGGGACGCAGTAACATCTGCCGTATCAGGGGCCATGGTATTTAAGGGTGTTGTAGCACACAACGCATCTGAACCAGGCGCACCAGCAACAGGGGATTTCTACGTTTTCAATTCCGCAGGATCCAACACATGGGAAGGCACTACTGTAGTGGAAGCAGGCGATTCCGTTGTGTACGATGGAACGGCATGGAAATTTATCCAAGGGAATACAATCGATGCGACAGAAGCCGTTAAAGGTGTTGTTGAATTGGCAACAAGTGCGGAAACAAACACAGGTACAGATGACGCAAGAGCGGTAACACCTTTGAAATTGGCCGGAAAACTTACAGATTACAAGGCTGCCAAGGTTTACTTTGCATCTTCAATTTCATTAACAGCCAATGTTGCCTTTACCGTTGCTCACAATCTTGGACTACAGAACCGAAATGCATTTACAATTAATGTAATGGATTCAGGCCATAGCTCCATCAGTGTAGACGTTGACTCAACGGATCAAAACAATCTTACAATTACATCATCTGTTGCACTTACAGGAGTGAGCGTAACAGTTATAGGATTCTAAAAATGGCTGACAAATCGTTAACACCAATAGATCTGCCGGAGCTTTCATCTGCTCCGGCATCTCCTGCTTCGGGATTCCATCGCTTTTACGCCAAGACGGACGGCAAAGCATACAGTAAGTCATCGGCCGGAACGGAGTATGATCTGACTGCATCGGGAAGTAGCACGCTAACTGTTGAAGCTAAAAACACAGGGTACACAATCCTGACTACAGATAATGGCAAGGTGTTCACTTGTGATTCCGCTTCTGCGCAGACATTCAATCTCCCATCTGTAGATTCATCACACATTGGTTATAATTACACGATAGTTAAATTGGGTGCTGGTCGTGTAACGATTGATGCTGCCGATAGTGATTTGATTGAAGATAGCGGAGCAGGTGATACAATCTATTGTGCTGACGAAGGGGACGCTGTAATATCATTAATGTTAACTACAGCTACCCAATGGGTAATAAGATTCGCTAACGGAACTTGGATAACAACAGATTAATATGCCTGACGTAAGCAGACACGTATTCGGACGATTAGCGGATTATGGCGCAGTACCTACAGGTGATAATAGCACTATAGGTACCGACCTAACATCGTGGGAGAAATTTCAGGTGATGCTTGAGCGTGGCACTATTGCAGGTAATCTGTCGGATAGGGTGGTTGTAAGTACTTACAGTTTGGTTTATACAGGTTCTGGAATATATGCAGGTGGTGTTTTAGCACCTAATGGGGATATACATTTTGTTCCAGCTAATGCAAACAGGGGACAAAAGATTTCATCTGCTGGTGTAGTTAGCACCTATTCACTTTTGTACACAATATCAAGTGCTTATAATGGAGGAGTACTTTCACCCAAAGGGGACATACACTTTGTGCCTGATGCAGCAAACAGGGGACAAAAAATTGACATCAATGGCGTTGTAAGCACTTATAGCCTTGTATATACTAATCAATTTGGAGCTTATACTGGTGGCGTTCTCGCACCTAACGGTGATGTGCATTTTGTGCCTTATCGAGCAAATCGTGGTCAAAAAATCTCTGCTGCTGGTGTAGTGAGTACATATTCATTAGTATACACAGCTGATGGTGCCTATCACGGTGGCGTTCTCGCTCCTAATGGGGATATTCATTTTGTCCCAAGAAATGCAAACAGGGGGCAAAAAATCTCTGCTTCTGGTGTTGTGAGTACTTACAGCCTTGTATATACAACCAGTAATGCTTATGTAGGCGGCGCTTTGGCACCGAATGGTGATATACATTTTATACCATTAATTGGTACAATTGGTCAAAAGATTGATGTAAATGGTGTGGTTAGTACTTATTCATTGGCTTATACAATATCTGTAGGTTACATTGGCGGTGTATTATCGCCAAATGGAGATATACATTTTGTGCCTTATAGTGCAGCGGTAGGGCAAAAAATCTCTGCTTCTGGCGTGGTTAGTACCTATTCTTTGGCATATACAGTTAGTGCTGCAAATTCTGGTGGTGTGCTTGCGCCTAACGGTGAAATTTATTTTGTACAAAATTCTGCAGCAGTAGGTCAAAAAATCTCCACACAATCAACACAACCATTCTCGTTAGGAGTCTGTTGTTCACCTTACTTAAACAAATTCTAATGCCTGATAAATTAAGATACGTTAGCGGAATAGACGCAGGACCAGGGACACTACCAAAGAACGACACCAGTAGTGTAGGTACGGATTTGGTGGCGTGGAAGAATTATGAAATATTACTGCGTAAGTCATTTAATGGTGGCGATGTATTTCAAAATGCAATAGTTAGCACGTATTCATTAACGCACACAGCAGCATCGGCTTATGTTGGTGGGGTGCTTAATTCTAATGGCGATATTATATACATTAACCATAGCGGAACTGTAGGCACAAGGCAATCAATGTCAGGTGTTGTTACTACATTTTCATTGCTATATACTGTTGCTAATGCCTATGCTGGGGGTGTCTTAAATGTCGCAGGAGATGTGGAGTACATTCCGCATTCAGCAGACAGAGGTCAGAGGATTAATTTATCAAATGTTGTCAGCACATTCTCATTAACTTATACAACAGCAAACGCCTATGCTGGTGGTGTGTTGGCAGTTAATGGCGATGTTCATTTCATTCCCCACTCCGCAATTGTAGGGCAAAAAATAAACAGCGCAAAAACAGTAAGCACCTATTCACTTACATATACAACAGCTAACGCATATTGGGGCGGTGTATTAATGCCAAATGGTGACATTAACTTTGCTAATTACAACGCAGCAGTAGGTCAGAAACTAAACTCAACAGGAACGGTAAGCACGTATTCATTAACTTATACTACAACCAATGCATACCAAGGTGCTGTTCTGGACGCTGAAGGTAGTGCGCATTTTGTACCATATTCCGCAGCGGTAGGTCAGAAAATAAGCAAGACAGGTACGGTAAGTACTTATTCATTGGTATATACAACCACAGCAGCGTATTCAGGTGGCGTACTTGGTCCAGATGGTGATTTATATTTTATTCCACATTCAGCAGCAGTAGGTCAGAAAATTAGTAGGTCAGGCGTGGTAAGTACATATTCATTAATACATACAATTGCAAATGCTTACAGCGGTGGTGTACTTAATAGAGATGGCACGATAGCAATGATAAATTTTTCAGCAACAAGAGGCCAAAATTTAATACTTTTACCAGGCATTCCATTTAATCAATCCATTTGCCAATCACCTTTTTTTAACAAATTTTAATGTACAGCAGAGAAAAAATAATGCAAACAATGCACGACATAGCTGAAGAGGCAAAGCCTATTAAGCCATATGTTGTCATTGCACAACCAAGGAGAGACTTAATAGAAACAGCAGCGCAAAATCTTGAAGGATATGAGGGACTGCACATTGACCTGTGCGGATTCAGTCACGGTTTTGTAAACATCGGAGGTCAAGCGGTAGATTTAGCACGAAACTATCTTATAGAGCAAGCAATAGAATCAGGAGCAAAGTATATGTTATTTGTTGGGGAAGATACAGTACTACCTTACGATGGGTTTAGAATCTTGCACGAAACAGCGGAGAAAAATCCTGATTCAATGGTAGTAGGTGTTTACTACATCAAGCTATCAAGTGCTATGATTATGGTAAACAATAATGGATATATAACACCTGCAAATGTAGACCCAGGGCAAGTGTACGAAGCATGGCAGACAGGATTGGATGCAGCCTTAATTCCGATTGAGTTACTAAAACAAATGCAACAAGCAGAACCTGAACTGCCATTCACTTGTATAGGTCATAACATCGAAGGTCTGCCATTCATAGGAGAAGATAATTTCTTTGTGCATAGATGGCGCAAAATGGGTTATAAATTACTTGTCAATACAGACGTACAGTGTCTTCATATGGATTTAGCAATCGGAAAATACACGGCACATCCGTCAGTAAAATTGGAGAACTACTTTACAAATATTCCAATTACAGGGGAGCTTACAATGCAAGACAAAAAGGATATAGATTACAGATGGGCAAGCAGATTACCACAAGTAAAAAATACAGAAAATGATAATCAATGATGTAAGGTTTTTAAACCAACCAACAAAAACAAATCGTCAATTAGTAGCAGTAGACATCAGTTACAACGGCAATGATTATAATTGGGTGATCTATGCGCCAATAGTGAGCGGTGATGCGATGAATGATTATATCACTATGGTTACTAACATTATTGAGTCAGATATAGACAAAAAAGAATCCGATTGGGTAAACCATCCAAAAACAGAGGAGATAACAGACCCATTCACGGGGGAGACTAAAACAGTAGATATTCCAAAAGATAGAGTAGTACATCCCACTATACCTGATTATGTAGAAGGTTTAGCAGAGCAAAAGTCAGCAGAAGATTTAGCCATTATACTTAACGAATTGGGAAGTAATTACTGGCAATATCCGTATTATGCAAAAAGAATAATTGCACCACAAGAATTGATGTTTGATACCAACGGTGTGAAAATGTTTGCCTGGTTAAATTTTAATAGTTTTCCAGTCATAAGGATTGATAACAAAATCCATGTTTATTATAATGTGATTGATCCGGCACATCAACCATTGGTAGATGCATGGGGTCCATTATTAATTTTTAATGACAGGCCATGAAATATCCCGACACTGTAGCAATCTGGACATACAACATCGCTTACTGGACCTACACCACAACGATAGGATGACGGCAAAACAAATGATCATTGAGTATTGCGAAAAATACCCTAACCTGCCGACCAGAACGATGGCCAAGATAATTAGTGATCAGATTGGATGTAATTATGATGGTGCCAGAACATGTATTAAAAGGCATAGGAAAACAATACAACAAAAACCGACTGAATTGCAATACGAAGATTTACAAAAATTGTACAAACTTGACTCAATCAAGATTGGGCAACCGGATTATATTTTTCCATATAAAAAGGCCCTGGTCTTGTCTGACATCCATATTCCGTTTCATGATTATGATGCACTCATGGCTGCCATCATGTACGGCAAGCAGCAAGGGGTGGATAGTGTGTACCTTAACGGTGACACATTGGATTTTTATCAGGCATCGAATTTCACAAAGTCCGGTAGCATGATGACCGTAAGGGAAGAGATTGCTTTGTTTCATGATTTCATTGGCATCCTTAACGATATCCTGGGCGTGCCAATTGTGTTCAAGGTCGGTAACCATGAGGAGCGAATGGATGTGTACATCCTGCGCAATGCTCCGATCCTTGAAGAGTTCGAAGAGGTGGGCCTCAAGCGATTGCTCAAGCTTAATGAATTGGGCATTCAATTTGTAACAGGCCGGCAAAAAACTTACATGGGCAAACTGTTAGTGGTTCACAATCATGAGGCTGGCCGTGCTGTTTTCGCTCCGGTCAATCCAGCCAGGGGGATGTTTCTCCGGTACAAGTGCGACTCACTCGGTGGCCATCATCACCAGTCAGCAGAACATTTTGAGTCCAATCTGCGTGGAGAATTGATCGGATGTTTCAGCACCGGGTGCCTGTGTCAGATGACTCCGGAGTATAGTCCGTTTGCGTTCACAAAGTGGAATCATGGATTTGCGATAGTGGAAATATTTGAAGATGGTAATTATAAGGTCGAAAATAAACGTATAGTCAATGGCACAGTATACTGAAAAAGAGTACAATGACACAATAGACAACATTGTTTTTCGTGACAAGATTGACCTGGGTAAGATTGAAAAAACAATTGTGGCTTTATGGAATTACATGGGTGTTGTTGGTACCATTGTAATTAAGGATGGCAAGGTGATTCCTCTGCGCTGGTTTAATGTCGTAGCTTATTACAGGCTGGCCGTAGCAAGTTATGAATTCATTGTGAAGATTGTAGAAATATGGAAAAAATGAGAGCCATCAAATACATAGTGGTGCATTGCACGGCCACTCCACAATCCACAACGATTGAATCAATAAAAAACTATTGGCGCAATGATCTTGGTTGGTCAAATGTTGGGTACCATTACATGATCCAGGCCGATGGGACGATAGTACAGATTGCAGATGAGTCATTAATAACCAATGGCGTGCGAGGCTATAATAAAGATTGCATTCATGTTTGCTGGATCGGTGGCAAGATAAACGATAACAGGACCAAGCAACAACGAGAGTCACTTATTTGGAAATTATCCGAATTAAAGACCAAATATCCACAGGCAACAATCCAGGGGCATAGGGATTTTCCGGGCGTGACAAAGGCCTGCCCACAGTTTGACGCAAAAACTGAATACAAAAACTTGTAAGATATGGAGGATTGGAAAACGACGGTAATGGCGTTTGTGGGTGGATCATTGATGCCTTGGGTAGTTAATTTGTTTAAGGCAAAAACCGATGCGGATAAATCGCAATTTGAAATACTGACGCAAAAATATAAGGAATTATACGATGAGGTTAAGGCTGCCAATGCGGAATGTGAGCAGAAGTATAAGCATCTTATGGATGAACTTTTTGAACTTAAATCTAAAATAAATTAATATGAACTTATTAGAATTGTACATTGCAAAGATTGTTGATGCATTCAAGGCCGGAAATCCAAAAATCTATGCTATAATTGTGCTTGTTTTGGGTACGCTGATCTATGCATCCGAGAACGGCCTGGGAGATATTATAGGATATGACCTGGCTAACATCGTTAAGTACATCAGCATTGTGTTAGGATTCCTCACCGGATCACGAACAACGGCCGTGATTAAAAAGGCCGAAGCTGAAGATTGTTGACGTTTGTCTTCATTTAATCATAGTGTTTTGATTGATTATATGGCTCCTAAAAGTAGGGGCCATTTTTTTTTATAAAAAATACAAAATAAATAATAAAAAATTTTTTTTATTCAGATAAGTAGTGTATCTTTACATTATTAAATTAATCACTAAAACACAAACACCATGAAAACATTCACAATTAACAACATGACAATTCGAGTTATTCGACGTGGTTACGGTCAGTACGTTGCGCAAAACCAAGACGGTCTAACATTGTACACAACCAACAGCCGTGCATACGATGGGTGCGATGACGAAGATGATACGCAGCACGAAGAATCACAGCTTTATTTTTACAACCTTTTAAACAATTGGAACAACTAATGCAAGACTTAATGATTGCTTTATGGCTCGGCCTAATGGCCGTATGCGTGGTACTGGTTCCGCTCGGAATCGTCAAAACATTTATTCAAATCAAACGTGATTACGATGATCAGTATCGCAGGAGATAAGCACACTGTGCTATCATATGACTATGCTGCCCTGGATATCTTCATTGAGCCGAGCGAGCAGCCTACATTTGATCACTTGTTTATCCTTTATGAGGATTACAAGTTCAGAGAACGAGAAATAACATTTAGAATCTGTAATAATTAACCAATGCCACAATTCAACAACAGACACTATGCCATCACGGCCCTCATTGAAGACCTTGAGATGGCGATGGAAGACATAGACGAGCAGGAAATAAAAAACGAGATTCAGTTAATGATTCACAGTCTTAATTTCGTGGATGCTCGCATTTTTAAATTGGACTTATATCTGTCCGGAACTATCAGCACGAAATCATTCATCACACAATTAAACCAAATTTATGAAACCAGTTCCGACAATCCAGGATCTTGTTGATCCGGATAAGCTGCATCGCAACGATCAGCTGAAGACATTGCTGAATCAGAATCCACCGAAACAGTGGATTAAAACAAACAAGTACGCCAACAATTCGGAGTACTTATCCATCGAAAAGATAGAGTACCTAATGGACAAAATCTTCCAGGAGTGGAAGGTTGAAGTGCTTGAGTACAGAACATTGTTCAATTCAATATCCGTATCAGTGCGCCTTCACTACGTCAACCCACTAACAGGCCAGTGGATGTATCACGATGGCGTGGGAGCCAAGGAACTGCAAACAATCGCAGCATCTGGACCGTTGAAGCAGGATTTTTCAAACATTAACAAAGCTGCTGTAGAGATGGCCCTACCGATTGCAAAGACAGCAGCTATCAAAGACGCTGCCGATCACCTGGGCAAACTGTTTGGGCGTGATCTGAACCGCAAGGATACACTGGAGTATAAACAGACATACCAACGGCCTGAAGATAGCATCGTCAAGGCCATACAGTCTGCCACAACAGAATCGCAGCTACGGCAATTAAAGGACTATTGCGATACCGAGAACTTGTTACAATTATGGGTCGATAAATCGAATGAATTATGCAAGTAAGAATCAGATGTAGCGAGCTGGGCCGGTTCATGACCGATGCCCGGAAAAAAGGAGAACTGTCAGAAACTTGTAAAACATTGATGGTTGAGACCTACCTGTATAATACATACAAGTACAAAGAGCTTATCACTACCGAGCCAATGCGCAAGGGAATTGAGCTTGAAGCCGAAGCCATCGACATATGGCAGCAGTACATAAATGACGGCCAAGTGCGAATCAATTCCGCAGGGCGTGGGTATGCGTTCGGTTTTAATTCAGTGAATGATCAGACCGTGCAGTTAAATGACAAGTCATACAGCTTTAAAAACGATTACCTTTTCGGCACTCCCGACATAATCACCAGCGATGCAGTAGAAGATATTAAGGTGTCACAAAAGTTAACGACATTTGTGACGGCCGAGCTTACTAGTGCGTACTGGTGGCAATTGCAGGGCTATATGTGGCTCACCGGGAAAACAAAAGCACGTCTGATCTACGTGATGATGCCCGATCCGGAATGGATGCAGGATGCACAGATTAACAGGCTGCGCTTCCAGGTCCATGCAGATGAGATTCACAGACATGAAGAGCAGATCCTGCATAATGCCAGGATAGCTGAAGAGATGCCAATTAATAAGCGTTGCCGGGTGTTTGACATTGAATACGATCAATCCATAATGTGTCGTATAAGTGACAGATACCGTGAAGCAATGGAATTTTATGACACATTAAAATTTTAACAAATGACAACTTTTAAAACAACACCATTTATTTTAGAATTTTGTGAAGGACAACAAGCTTTGCATCATAATCATTGGCTAAAAAGCAAAGATTTTTGGGCAAATAATCCGTTTAGTTATGGATATTTTCCAATATTTATTTGTCATAATGAACAATCAAAACAGATAGCTGATGATTTTTTAGAATATATTGATTTTTATAATTTACGAGCAAAGCAAAAAGTCACATTAGAATTTATATTAGTATCAAAAGAAAAATTTTTGCAAGATATTACAGATAATATGAATGATTTTGTAAAAAGGTATAATCTTAATGATTATGTTGAATTATATAAAAGTAAAGCACCAACAACATGAACCAAATATGCATAATGAACATCAAGGTCGATGGCAAGCCGATGAGCATACCACAGTTAACACGATATTTTGAAGACGCAAACGTTTACAGAAAGCTGCGCACACATCTAATGTATCGCCAGGTTTACCACCGTGAACATCTGATCACGTGGGAGCTGCACCGAAAGGAGATGTACTGGCTGGCCAATGGAGTGAGATTCGATAACAAACAGAATATGGCTGCGATGTTGGGCGTGAATTACCACAGCCTAAAGTCACGCAAAGAGCATGAGTGGGTATATGCCGGAATAGTATTTCAAAAGATTGAACGATTAGACCTTTATACCGAGCAGCTTGTTGATCCTGATAAACGATTAAGCATAAAGGAACGTAATCACGTACTCGTAGAAGTTAAAGCAGTATATGATGAGATTGATTTGAATGGAATCAAATTAGTGCGAAAATTTATAGGCGGAAACCTTTCTAAAACATATGCTCATGACCGTGGTGCGCAATACCTGCAAGCATGACACCAGACAACCGTAAGCGATTGCATGACATTTTAATGCAGCAATCAAAGCGCAGGTATCCGAATATTCCCGATCATACACGTAAGATTAAGATACCATCCGACCGAACAGCCAACGGACTTACGCAATTAGTCATTATGTACATAAACAGTATTGGCGGCTTCGCAAGGCGCATAAACACCATGGGGCGAGTAATCGATAAGCGCAAGACCGTAACGGACGTTGTGGGCCGACAAAAGACCATAGGAAGTATGACATACATTCCAACAACAGGAGTGCGTGGCTCTGCGGACATCTCGGCCTTGTTCATGGGGAAGTCCTACGAGATCGAAGTCAAGATAGGCAAAGACCGACAGTCAACACATCAAAAGATTTACCAGCAACAAATCGAGCGATCCGGTGGTGTATATATCATAGTGAGGTCGATGGATGATTTTTTTAATTATTGGGATAATAAAATATGAATAGATACTTAGTTTTTTCAAGCGTATATGATCATTTTGATGGTGGATGGAATGATTTCAAAATGGACTTTAAATATTTGGATGTTGCGATAAAATCATTAAATAATGAGCAATTTAAATGGTGTCACATTTTTGATTTAAAGTTAAAAAAGATAGTTTATGAAAAAATATATGATACCGATGGACAACTTTACCATGTCTGGACAGAACAAGGTACATCAGATTGTAATTCATATGATAGCAATATATTAAAAGATTTATTTAAATTCATTTTAAAATCATAATATAACAAAATGGCCAAAGCAATACTTAAATTCGATCTAAATGATACAGACGATACATTGGCATACAACCGATGCAATAAGTCTACAGATATGGCACTTGCGCTGTGGGAGTTATGCCATAACACACGTAAGGGCCTGGTTAATCAATTAGAGCACGTACCCCTTAATAGTCACGAGGCCGTATATATGGTTTTTGACAGGATTTACGAGATTCTACAAGAACATAATGTTAACCTGGATGAGTTGATCCGGTGAATAATAAAACAATCATTAGTGCATTAAATTGCACATAGTGAATGAAAGAATAGACCTTAGCGATTTTAAATTTTCATGTGAACGGTTTTTTGATTAGCACCCAGGCCCCGGTTAAAGTATCGGTGGCCTGGATTTTAAAATCAAGTTACACCAATGATATTATAAGTTTTTTATATTTGTAGTCGGTTTGGTCACGCTTCACACTATATGACCAATTAAAGAATTAAGACCCTTGGGTTGAATCTGAAGTGAAGCGCAGAGGATATCCGAGGGTTTTTTATTTAAAATAGTTTAATATGGAAAATTTTCATTTATGTAACCAGTGCGGTGCTACAAAAAAACAAATTAAGGTATCTGATTATGTTTATTTTTATTACTGCGAAGATTATTGTTACGGTAGTCATTTAGAGCGAGAAATCGGATGTATGTACGAAGACCATGAATACACAGATCATGTTTGGACTACAGTTGATAATCGAAAAGTAGTAAGTTCAATATGTAAGTTTTGTGGGCATAAGAGACCAGGAGGTCTTAAAAGTTCAAAAGAAAAAGATAAGCTACCTAATGCTGATAAACTGCTTGCAAGATATGATTTACTTGAAAAGCAATCATATGAATTATATGCTAAAAAACGTGATGCATATAGTGATAAGGTAAGAGAGATACAAAAGGCAAAGTGGAGAGATTTTTATGGCCATTATATTAGTAGTGCTGAATGGCTAAATAAAAGGCAATTGGTTTTAAAAAGAGATAATAACATATGCCAAGCTTGCTTAATAAATAAAGCTGAAGAAGTACACCATAAGACATACGATAATCTTGGTGATGAATTTATGTTTGAATTAATTTCAGTATGCAAGAAATGTCATGATAGAATCCATAATAAATAAGACATAATGAACATTAAAAAGTACGCTGAAATATACATTGCTGCCGATATAAACCCTATACCTATAGGCACAGGTAAAATACCTGCATTGAAGTCTGGACATACATACCTATCTGAAAAGCATAATGACTTATCTGTTTTCGATAACGTAACCAAAATCGCTCTTGCCTGCGGTAACGTTAGTGACAACCTGTTATGCATAGATTTTGATCAAAAAAACGGAAATGACGTATCACCTATATTTAATCAGTTCGTTGAATCTAAATATTTTAAATCAATAGAGGATAACTGTGCTGTCATTAAAACACCATCAGGAGGCTATCACATTATTATCAAGACTGAACACCCAATAAACACATTTAAGATAGCAAATTTTACAGATGGGACTACAATGATTGAAACGAGAGGGTCAGGTGCTTACTTTGTAACATATCCATCTGATGGCTACATCTATATTCGTGGTTTAGCAATAGAAAACCTTGAAAAAACTGATGCAGGCACAGTAACTGAATTAATAAATTATGCCAGGTCTTTTTCTCGTGTTCAAATACTTGAATCAGCGACAAATAAGGGTATTTGGGCCGAAAATTGGGATGAAACTAAACCTGATGGAAAGTATAACAAAGAATGCGCAGATGAAGCCAAAACATTGCTATACGATAATGGATGGAATTACATAGAAACGAGGCGTGATGGCGTAGAATATTGGACAAGGCCAGGTAAATCAGTAGAGGACGGCATAAGTGCTACATGGGGAAAGTATTTTAACTGCTTTTATGTTTTTACATCTTCAGTCAAAGAATTTAATAGCAATAAGGCATACAGTCCATTTGACATATACACCCAATACAAGCATTTTGGCAATTGGAAGGAGGCCAAGGATGAGTTACGGAGGCGTTTTGGCATGGATACATCAGAGATTATAAATTATGAAGAGGAGCGTAAACAGATAGATTTTCCAATTGAGATATTTCCGACTTTTTTGCGTAATTACATAATGGAGGCTAAAAGGACATTGCAATTTACTCCTGATTATTTTGCAGTATCGATAATGTCAGCCATCGCTTCCGTGAATGGTAATAAGTACAAGTTAAGGGTAAAGAACGGTTGGGATGCCCAGTCAATATTTTGGTTTGCCATAGTTGGTGAGCCAGGCGTGATGAAAACACATCCATTAACTACAGCATTAAAGCCTATCAGAAAAATAGACGATAAATCTTACGATAGGTACCAGCATGAGTTATATGAATATAATTCAATGGATGTAAAGGACAAAAAGTCTTTTCCTAAACCGTTTTTTCGGCAAATATTAGTCCAGGACTCAACACTGGAGGCTCTTCATAAGATGCACGTTTTAAACCCTCGTGGTATATTAATGTATAAGGACGAACTGATTGGATTTATGCAAGACATGAATAAATATAGAAATGGATCAGATGAGGCGTTTTGGCTTGAATCATTCAACAATGGGTCGATAACAATAAATCGTGCTGGTGCTGATACCATGAAGCTTAATAACATATGCATAAACCTTATTGGAACAATCCAGCCGGATGTGTTATCAGATGTGGTATCAAAGCAAGGTGAAAATGGACTTATAGACCGATTCTTATTTACTGAATCGCAATCAAAAATAAACAGGTTTTCGCTTGAATCAATAGATGAAGATTATAATTCATGGTATAACAAGCTTATGCATGACATACATAATGAATTTACTTATTATAAAGATACTGACACTGTGTTTTTAAAACTTGATGGCGAGCATATACAATATATGCAAAAAGTAGATGAAAAGCTTTGTAAAATTCAAGAGGATGACGAGATGTCACATATGAGAAACTACGTCAATAAGCTTAAAACTTATTACCCTCGTTTTGTCTTATTGTGTGCTTTATTGCAAAAATTTGACG